TTCTCTGTTAAAGATGCTAAGTCATCTGTGGCTCTACATACAACCTCAGTAAGATTACAGAACTGATAAGGTCTAAGTATAATCTCACTGCAAGGATTACATCCAAAGTAATGGTCAGCATCTCTCCTACCATTCTCTTGTGCTTTAACTTTAGCTGCTTGTCTATTAAATATACCACGTTCACCTGACTTAGATTCATACAAAGATGTCCACTCTCGCATGAATGTACCCATCTCAGGCTTACCTTTAAATGCTACAGAGTTATTAGCTAATGCTCTTTGTCCTTCATTCTCCCACCATTGACCTGACTTGGCATGTCTCATTTGGTCATCGCCTAAGTTAGATAAAGAGATAAGAGCAGACCTACGAACACCACCTACAACTACCACTTCACCAATCTTACACATTAAATCGTGACACTCAATAGGAAATAGTCTTCTACCTTTAGCACCTTTGAATTTAGCTATGCAAAAACGGAATAACTCTTCTAGAGGTGCAGGTCCTGATGCTCTACCACCAAATGTTTTTAATCTAGCACCTGCGGGTCTTACTTGTGATATATCCCACTTTGGAACTTGACCTACATATAACATAGCAATAAGTTCTCTCAATGCTTTAGCCCAACCGGGTCTGCTGTCAGCCACAGTTATGATAGTAGTGCTGTCCTCAAAATGCTCATTGACTATGGGTAGCTTATCTACATTCTCACGTTCAACAGAGAATCCTACACCTGTGCCACACATAAGTATGTACATGCACTCGTCAAAACTACGAGGACTATCTACAGGTATATAGCTACAGTTATAACCACCCACGTGACACCTGTCTAAAGCAGGTCCTGCAGTCATCAAGGCTCTCATGCTAGGCATGACACCTAAACTCATTATTTGATTAGTAAGTTTTTCTTTAAGAGCTTTAGTTATAGTATAATTATAATTATCTTTCATATGACTGCTCATATAATCAAAGTATCTGTCTACTGTTTCACCCCAATTCTCTCTCCTTTGCTCATCATCTTTCCATCTAGCATAGCGAGAGAGTGCTATAAAGTTTTGATAATCTGTGGGTAAGTAATTTTTTAACATTTATATCTCCTCTGTTATTGTTTTTATTGATTTTACTTTCAATCCATCTACTTCGTGAATCATGTCTGTAAAGTAGTCTTCTATTTCTTCGCCTACCTTACCATCTGAAGGAATTGGATATTCCTCTTCATCTACAGATAATAAGAGTATCATTTTAACTCTTACCATCGTAGACCTCTATAAGTTTATTGAGATACCATTGTGCTTTTTTTAAGTCTTCCACACCATTCTTGTATCTATATCTCCATAAATATTTAAACACATTTCCTTGTAAATAATAGTCAAAACCATTTGTTAACATAGCCTCAAGTGCATCTATAGTTTCAATACCTGCTTTGTTATAATGAGCAGGACTATTAACCATGTCTTCTTGTTCTTTTTCTTTCATTTTCATATACTCCATATGTCTTAACATTATTTGTTCCTTTCAAAGCTTAGTGATATTATATTACCATCAATTTTTTTTGTTACGTTAGCTTTGTTCTGTCTTCTTATTTCATCATCCTCTTCATTTAAGAAATTTTCTAATTTCAATGTTAGATTAGGGTCTCTCTCCATGAGAGCTATAGTAGATGCAACTAATTGGGATAAGTGTAATAGACTTTCTCTACTCTCTTTGTCTAAGTCACTTTTTTCAGAGGCTATAATATTAACCTCCAACTCTCCAGTCCAATAACTTTTCTCACATACAGGGTTCAGTTCTATAAAACATGAATTTGGATTTCTTCTGTCTAACATATATTATCTCCTTATCTTTGTACCTGAAAATTTAATAAAGTTCAAGTGTTTATTTTTACCTTTTTCTTTTAGCCAATCTTCAGGTATAATTCTGTCATAATATCTAAAATTATGTTTTACACACCATTCTGCATAGCTAGACTTAGCTCCTTTACTAAGTTTATTTCTGCTATTTGTAAATACAAATCTTATATCTAAATGGGGATGTTGCTTTTTTATACAAAGATGTTTCTTTCTATCTGCCGCTAAAAATCTTCCTTTAGTTTCTATGATTATACCATTATTCAATATAAAGTCTGGGGTATAGGTGCGATATGTTAAATCTTCCCACTCTATTTTGATTGATTCATAATCAAATTTATGTTTCAACTTTTTAAGATATAAAGAAATGGTATGCTCTAACCCACTCCTATACCCATACTTTAGTGCTTCTCTTCTAATTTTATGAGGAGGCACTTAGAAGTTTCGCCATGTTATCCCTGTAAAAGGATTATAAGAAGTTTGATAACCTAAGTTTTTTAACTCTTCCTTTACAGCTTCATCTGCTACTTTCCTAGCTTCAATAGCATCACGCAAACCCGCTGTACGCATTTCACGATACTGCTTTTTTGCTTCTGCTAATTGTTTCTCCATTTCATCAATGTCAGATTTTAACTCATCTAATGATTTACTCATGCTATTTCTCCTTTCCTAGTTTTATATATGAGACAATTTTAGGTGTCTGTGCCTTAGACATAACAGCAGGTTTGTCAGTTAAATCCCAACAATCATATCTGTAGTCACAGAACTTACAGTTGGTGTTTAACACCGTATTGCCAGTAGGCTTGCCTCTAAATGTTTCTTCCTCTGGCTCAAAACATCTCTCAAACTTATTTGTATTGACAGTAGCTACTGTATCTTCAATCTTTTTTATCTCGTCATCTAGATTAAGTCCACTAGCAGGTACATATTTAAAGTGACCATTAGCTTTGTTTACAACCCACCAACCACCAACTTTCTTACCTGAAGCTCTTGCGTAACCAGCCAATTGCCCTACGTATCCAAATCCATCACCACTACTTAGTGTATCATAGGACTCAAACTTATTTTTATAAGACCAATCAGATGCTGATTTAACATCATCAACTGCTCCATCAATAACTAAATCATAAGAACCTGACACCTCTGCATCCTTACACTTGAGTGTAACGGTATCAGACTCTTCGTAATCTACTTTAGAAGCTTTTAATAAACCCTTGAAGACTGCCTCAACTATATCTCCTAACATCATGTTCATCATAAAGTTATTTGATTTAGGTAAAGCGGTCTCAGGTTTATTCTTTTCATACCAAAGTTGGCAAGTGGGTCTACCCACATTGGACATACGTAAAGTAAAATCTTTTCTTTTGACCTTACCACCAAACTGACGTTGCAATGCATCTTTTACGTCATTAGCTACTTGATTTATAATCTCATCTGACATAACAGATTTACCATTGACTGCATCAGTCATGTATTGATGCAACTTCAGTTCAGCGATATGATTCATTAGTTATTACCCTCAATGTCAATAAAAGACTCTACAGTTTCCATCTCTTCTTTAGACACAGGGTTCTGCCTAGATTCTACTTTTTCTTCCCACTCCTTACAGATGTAGTCATTGAAGTTCTTTATCCAATCAACAAAGTCTCCAAATAACTTTTGGTCTTCTGCTGTAACATCAAATGCTTCAGAGAAGTCAACTTGGGCGATAGGTGTATAAAAACTACTTCCGTTAGGTAGCTCGTTTGCTTTAGTACCATTAAGATGTATCATATGCTGTATAGGCAATCTAGATTTCTTAACATACTCATTAAACTGCTCACCTAAAGTTTTGAAAGCATCTTTGTTATCTATCTCCCAAATGAAAGGTACATCACTTAATTCTGTAGGTTGTCCTTTCTCATCAGTAGGTTCATCCAAAGTAACCACACCAAAGATAACACGTACACGTTTGATTTGTCTTATCAAGTCTTGCATGTCAGGTGCTAATGCTTTGAAATCTTCTATATAACCAGATGGTTTACCACAGTTAAACCTACCTGTGTTGTCTTTCAAATCAGTATTAAGATTATCAGACATAATAGTTCTATGGAACATGCCCTTTGGTTCACCAGCTTTTGCATTGAGATTGGCTATGTATCTTCTTAACATGAACCTTTGCATGAATGGGCGAATGCTTATATTCTTAGAATAATAGAATGTAGAGCCACTTTCTTCTACAACTTCTAATCTATATGCTCCACCCTCAATGACTTCAACATTAGCCATCTTACCATTTATCTCAGCCTGACCCATTATAGGTGTGTGCCATATTCTTAGTCTGTTTAAGTTACCAGACTTCTTTGGCTTTGCGGCAACCTCTGTAGCTATTCCCATAGCCTTAGCTAAGTCTGCATAGCTATCTGTATTTATATTAATTAAATCATTCATTTAGTTTTTTCTCCTTTCAATAAGTGCCTAGTTATATCATGCAACATCTTTAGTGTCAAGCCAATTAGTACCTATTTTTGCCTCTAATAATAAAGGTACATTAAATTCTAATTTAAACTCTTTTTCTATTAAAGATATCATATTCTGATTAGTTATTTCAATCACATCCAATACTTCCTTTTCTTCATTTGGGTGTACATCTACCACTATAGAATCATGCACACTGTTTACTACACACGATTGATAAGGTTCTAACTTCCTCTCAATATACATTAGTATCAAAGGTACTATATCAGCAGTGGCAAATGATTGCACGGGATAATTTTTTATCTGTGTAAAATTAGTTATCTTACCAGACATTAGTCTGTGAACATCAGGGAATGAAAACTGCCTACCTGAAGGTGTGGTTATCTTGCCTGTAGCTAGAGCTTCTTTAGCCAATCTGGTATGCCAAGCTTTGATTCCTTTGTACTTCTCTGTAAAATGTTCATAGTAGGCGGCTTCTGCTTTACTTCTACCAAACCCAGTCGCACCATATAATGGTGCAAACGTATGTGCTTTAGCCTCTTGCCTACTTGTCGGCTGACCAGCATCAGTGATAACTTTAGACGTATATGCATGTACATCAAAACCAGTTGATACCTCATTAATAGCGACTTTATCTTGTGATAAATATGCCGCGGCTCTAAACTCCAATTGTGCAAAATCTGCCTCCATTATCTTTCCGTTATCCCAACGTGACACAAAAACTTTCTTTACAGGGAATGTTCCCCCTCTTGGCATGTTCTGCATGTTAGGGTCTGCACCGCTAAATCTACCCGTAGATGTTCTGTGTTGTAGAAGTCTTACATGTAATTTACCGTCAGGTTTTACATAAGTTTTTATACCTTGAACAAAAGAAGATAGGTATGTGTCTAGTGCAGATAGTCTCTGTAAATCTGTCAAAAAACTTAATGCCTCTGACATATTTAATTTCTTAGCTGTATCCTGTAAGATATCTAAATATTTTTTATTAACACTAAAGCCATTAGCACTAACCCATTTAGCTGACGGTGCAGAAAATTTCAAGCCTGCTATTTTTGTGCTATTAGCAAAAGTGTAGCCACTACCAGTGCAAGTATTACACTTGGGCTGTTTAACATAAGGTTTTCCATCTTTTCTTACCTTTCTCATAGTTCCTAATCCAAAACAATCTTTGCATTTTATAGCTACCGTTTTGTAGATGATGTCAGATTTTTCACTAACTACTTCTTTATATGCTGATGTCTTCATGTATGAATCAAAGCTATGCGTCCAAGTTGTTTTGTCTTTAGGTTTTCTACTATAAATGACCCAAGACATTTGTTCTGGACTATTTAGATTTATAGGTGTATCGCCCATCAATTGCTTTACTTGCAACCTTAGACGTTTTTCTATGTTTTGTTTTTCCGTCTCAAATTCTACCTTAACCTCATCTAACTTGTCTAGATCAACTGCAAATCCCTTTTGATATATCTTTGCTAACGTTAAGGCAACTCTATTGGTGAGTATGACAGTGTCCATTAGTTCAGCATACTCAACTGTATTTAATTTTTTGTATATTTCGTCTGACAGTTGTTGTGTAGCGTGTAAATCTGCTGACAAATACTCTGAAAGCTCCTGTGGTGGTATGTCCGCTACAGAGTAGCCTTTCTTGAAGTACTCTTTCAATGTACCTTGTTTCTTAGTAGCTAATTCATATCTTTCGGCACATGCCTCTAGGGATAAAGCTTTCTTGACTCCACACTGGAGTACATACTCACCTAGCATTGTGTCAAATACCGGACCGTCATACTTGAATCCGCACTCCCATATCCACATTAAATCATGTACTATATTATGACCAATTAATATTGTTGCTTGGTCTAATAATTCTTGTACACCTTCAAAGTTATCCCTAAATAAATATTCCTCGCCCTTATCTGTCAAACAACCAACCATTACTAATTCATTCTCTGTTTCAAAAGGGTCTAGGTGCAACTTACCATCTCTAGTAGTAACTGTATTTTCTACATCAAGTGTTAATTTCATCTAATTTCTCCTTATGTTTCTTTAGATATATAACTGCTCTTTTTACTTTTGTCAAGTCGTCAGAAAAACCACCTAATCCAGTATTACAATGATGACATATCCAACCTCTGAATGTTAGTGTATCATGGCAATGGTCTAATACCCATTTAGATAGTTTGATTTGACCGTACTTACCTATCTCTTTTAAATCCCTTTCGCAGATAGGACAATAATAGTCATCGTTAGGGTAGTCATTTTCTTTACGTAATTTTTTTAGTGTAGCAAGATGTCCTTTCATACAAGACTGACACGTTCTTTTTACCTCACCTGATGTCACTATATAAAAATTAGTAATAGGTTGCTCTATATCACATTTGATGCATACATATGTTTTGTACACTTCTTTTTTAGGTTTGCTATAACCAAATAAGTCTGGATAATCATTCATGCCTCATACCTACCAACTTGATAATCAAGCTGACAAGTAATAACACCATGCCAACCTGACAACTTATTCTTAACAATATTTAAATGTCTTTGCAAATCCTCTTCGTCACCATCTTCTTGCTTTGGTGGATTCTTAGCAATTAGAATCATCAAGTCTGCCTCTGCCGCTTTACCTGTACGTGAGCCTTCCATCATTGATTGGTTTAATAATATTTTACCTTCTGCATCGGCAGATAGCTGAGACATATAAAAGACAGCACACTCATGTTGTTTTGCAATCATACGAGCATGTATGGCATTTGCCTTGAGTGCCTCATCGGGTCTAGCAAAGCCACCACTTCTAGCAAACTTATCTCCCATATCAAGTAATACAACATCAGGTTTGTAGGATTTACACACACTCTCAACCCAAGCCATGTCACGACCTGTGGCATCTTTTATCTTAACCTTATCTTTGATTGGTGCATATAAGTCTCTCGCCCTACTTGGATTAGCTTTTATTTGTTTCATTGTCATGCCTGTTGATGCAGTTAAATATCTAGCACCAACTCTGTGAGAGCCTTCCTCATTACACAAGACAATACAGTTAGCACCTTGATGTGCAAAACCCCCGGGTGAGGCAATCATACTCGCATGAAAAGATGTTTTACCTGTATTTGGTCTAGCACCTACTTCAATTAAGTGACCAGCATTTATACCCTCAAGTTGTCGTGTCAAAGCAGGTATGTTAAAGTTCCAACGTGCCTCAAGGTCATTCTTAGCTAATAGTGTATCTATATCCATATCATCCCACTCCACATTTAAATCAGGTGTAAAATCATCATTGTATTGCTCTAGCAACATACGTAAAGGTTCTAGACTAGTTTGTTGTCCATTGACATAATCAAAACCTAAATTAGCAATATCTTCGCCAACAACTTGTTGGAACAGTTTAGACAGTACTTCTTGTGCTACATCTGAACCTAGAGGTTGTTCATTTTTGACAGACCTAAACAAAGATAGGTATGCTTGTTTCTGTGCAGTTGACATAGATGGATTGCTTGATATAAATAAAGCCTCAATCTCATCAGGTGTGACTGTACGTTCATATCTGTCCATAGCTAGGTCTATAGTTTGTTTTATCTTTCTAGCATCTTTGCTGAATAATCTGTCTGGACACCTAGCTCCACGATGTTCTTTGTAGAACTCTCTGTCCATTAAACTTCTTAATAGTGAATTTTCCATATGTATTACTCCTTTGGGGTTAGTTTGTACAAGTTATTAATATCATCTTCATTTCTATACTTTAAGTCATCTTGCAATCTTAGTACACGGACATTGGTTACATATCCACGTAACTCTTTTGCAAATTGTAATATTTTAGGTAATGCATCAGGGTCTAATGCAATTATAGCAGTTGAGAACTGTGAGAGGTAGTGCTTATGTTCTTCTGACAAAGAAGTTCCAAGTATAGCCACCCCCGTGTGTACATTGCTATCTATAACACAAGCACTTACACAGTCCTCAACAACTACTGCGACCTTACCACAACCATAAATATATGGCAAGGGGTTATTCCCATATCTTTTCCATTTAGGTAGACGTTTACCCAATGCTCTACCAGTTGCATCAATTAAATTTCCTTTATGCTCTATAGGAAAAACAACTCTATCATCTTTCACATCATACTGCAAATTCATTTTGTCTGCATTTAGTTTCCACCTATTGCAGAAAGATATGAGATTTTTCCTATTGTCATGTGGCACTACATATTCAGGCATCTCAAATGTATTAGTTGTAGCCAATTCTTTTTTTGTACTTACAGACTTAATATCATCTACAGATAGCCTAACACGAACACTCCCACTTAAACTACAAGAAATTTTATAACAATTCCATACTAATGAACCCATATTATTTGTTGCAGTAAATGTTTTGTATGAATTACATGCAGGACAATTTAATCTACGTGTCTCATCTATAGGAATATTTAAATCTTTAACAAATTCTAGTATATTATACATTATATATGTTCCTTAATATATATAGGCTCGGACAATGTAAATGTCTTGTAACATGAGATTAACAATGTGTCAATTTTTTTCTTGTACTTAATGCTAAATTAGCAGAAGCAAAAGTATTTTTCATGTAAGGCTTGACACTTTGTGGGTTGGTATGTCCTGTGACAGACATAATATTTCCCATTGAAACTCCGGCATCTACCATTTCAGTTGTACCTGTCCTTCTTAAATCAGACAATCTAAGCTCCTTAGAGAGTCCTGCAGAGTCCATAATCTTTCTACCCTCTACAGGTAGCTTGGTGATTGTGTAAGGCACATACAGACCTCTCCTAGGGCGAGGGCGAGGTGCTACATATTCTTGGAAACCAAAATCTTCTTTCTGTTGTGTAAGCATTTTGTTTAATCCATCAGATATAGGTAGAAACACTTCTGCTCTCCTCTTAGATTGTTGTATGTGCATCTTCTGCTCTAACAAATCTAGGTTCTCCCACTTGATTACACGCATATCACCTAGTCTTTGACACCATTCATATGCCATTTGTACAATTAATCCCAAACTTCTGGTATAAAAATCAGAATAGGCTACATCTAGATATGCTTTCACATCTGATTGTGTCCACACTACCTTTCTAGCTATAGGTGTTCTTCTCTTTATACTTGAGAATGGGTTGACTGTACAATGTTCCATATGGATACCATAATTATACACCACTCTCGCCACAGACATGACATGATTGGCAAGGTGTATACCTCGTTCACACCACTCTTCATATGCAAGTTTAGCCATCTTGGTAGTGATATCAGAAAAGTTGATAATGCCTAAATTTTTAGCATCTTCAATTTTTGTATCCACAACTACCCCAAGAAAATATTGATATTGTACTTTAGTTTCTTCTCGTAAACTCTTGAAATCAAAAGAAGAATAATACTCATCAATTAAAGTTGATAACTTTTTATTTTTCATTTTATACCTTTATTGCTATGTAAATACACAGTCCTATGATTAATAACTTACCATAATCAAGGTCAAACTTTGTACCCTCACCATATTTTTTATTGAAATCTTTTTCCATGAACTCTGTTATTCTATGCCACATATTTTATTCTCCTTTATGCTGTTCATATAGTAGTGTCGCTGCACTTGCTATACGTTGGTTGTATTTAATCTGATAACCTGTACCAGCTCCTAATGCACTAACATCAACTAAATGTTTGTGGTAGTGTTTAATGCTCTCCCACTTATCTTTTAAGTGCTTGCACATCTCATCATATTCATAGTCTTTGATGATTGAATCGTGCAACTGATAGTAGATGTATGAGTGCATGAGATAATAGGGAACTAACATATTAGGATTAGTTCTCCATATCCCCAAATTACTTTTTGTCAATATAAACTCTAAGGCATTTAGATTGTTCTATAGGTTGACCATACTCATACTTTTTCCAACCCTCAGTTACTTTGACTTCATCTTTTAAGTATTGACCTCTAACACGCATCTTGTAAGATTCCTTGTTTAGGTATTTCTTTAAGTCATCAGTAAATCTTTGACCATCACAATCATTAGGTATGTCACTAAATACATAGACTTTACCTTTGATGCCTACATTTTCATAGTAGGTGTTCTTCCAAAATTCCGCATTGATTACCTCTGCATCATACCTTTCTTTCCATATTTTATCTTTGTCAACTTCTACCTGATGTGTATCAAACAGTATAGCATAGGTCTCACGTAAGGCATCATATTTTTTTTGTATCTCTTCTACCTTTTGCCACGCAATATTATATGCCTCTGCCTTTACAGTTGGTTGTTGATTAACTTCAGCAAGTCTATCTCTAACCTCGTTGAAGGTACTCTTCTCTACCATGTTCATAGCTTTTTCTTTCCACATATCTCTTTCTTTAGCTAACTTGGTTATTAACTCTTCTACATTCATGCCACTTCTCCTTTCATCCATTGTGGTTTTTGTGTATAGTTGTATCTAGCAAACCTAGATTTGTCAACTATGTAGAACTTCCTATATGCCTCTATAGGAAAGAACTCGTCTGTCTTCAAGTCATCATGCCCACTAAAACATTGTGGGTGTGGTGTTAAAGGACCACTTGGTATACAGTCTATGCCTTTGTATAAGGCAATACTATGCTTACCTGCACCATGCC